TATCGTTCCACATGGGAAATCAGGGTTATGAAATGGTTAGATGACAACCCAAATGTTATCTGGTGGGCATCGGAAGAGTTGCCGATACCTTACAAATCTCCTATCGACCAAAGAGTGCATCGTTATTTTCCAGACTTCATCGTTAGGATCAAACGGAAAGATGGTCAGGAGATGACGATGGTGCTGGAAGTGAAGCCAGAGTCACAAACAAAACAACCAATCCGAAAACGCAAAACGGCACGGTTTATCCAAGAGTCGGCAACATATGCCGTTAACCAAGAAAAGTGGAGAGCTGCCGATTTGTTCTGTAAAGAGCATGGATGGCAATTCAAAATATTAACCGAAAAAGACTTAGGTATTTGAGATAAATAGATAATGGCAAAATTAATTGATAAAATCAAAACATCACTCGCAAAAGAAGGACTGACTCCTAGAACTAATGCTTCTAGGGAATGGTTGCGAGCAAAAGCCAAAGATTTGAAACCAACATCAATTGGATTGATGACTGATAGACAAAGACTGAAAAATAAATCTATGATTGGAAGAATGTACTTCTATTTCTATGACCCAAAGACAAAAGACTCAATGCCTTATTATGATAGGTTTCCTTTAGTGATTCCTATTGAAAGATATAATGATGGGTTTTTAGGACTAAACTTACACTATATTCATCCAAAAAATAGAATGATTTTGCTGGACAAATTAAGTGATACTATGTCTAATGATACTTATAATGAAAACACTAAACTAAAAATTAACTACAGATATTTGGCGGCCGCATCTAAGGTGTTTGAAGCAACTCCCTGTATCAAAAGATATTTATTTACTCAAATAGAATCTCGATTTTTAGAAATATCCGCAGATGAATGGGACATTGCTGCATTGTTACCTGTAGAATCATTTGTTGGTGCAAGTACAAGTAAAGTTTACGCAGATTCACGGAAAAAATTCTAATGGCATTCTCACCAAATTTATTTCTTGCAAATGTTAGGTCCAAAGACGGTTTAGCAAAACCCTCTAGGTTTGAAGTAATTCTTCCTATACCACCGTATATTAGTCAATTTATTGGCAGTTCAATATTTGAAACAATTTTAAATTTTCCAAATTCTGTTTTTAGTAATGTATCTGATGCTGTCAATAAAGCTCTTGAACGTGGAGGACCATCATCAAGTTCATCTACAACAAGAAATCTAGCACTACAATGTGAATCGGCAGAATTACCAGGCAAGACAATGCAAACTACTGATGTTAAAATTTATGGACCAACATTTAAAGTTCCATATCAAACACAATATGGTGATACTTCATTAACTTTTTTATGTACAAATGATTTTTATGAGAGAAAACTTTTTGACCGTTGGATGGAGGCAATTCATCCAACGGATACAAATAATTTAAGATTTCCAAAAGGAGAAAAATCAAGGTATATGACAAATATTAAAATCATTCAATATGATGATTTTATCAAACAGATTTATGCAGTAGAATTAATTGATGCTTTTCCAATTGGTGTTGCACCACAAGCATTGAGTTGGGCTGATGATAATTTTCACAGACTACAAATTTCTTTTGCATATCAAAAATATCGTACCATCTACGAAGGAACTTACGATATTGGTGCCGCAGCTGCCAATTTATTTGGTGCCGCAGGCTCAAGACTTTTACCATTCGGTAAAGCACTTTAATAATTAACAAGCGAGGATATTATGCTACCTAAACTAGATGTTCCCATCTATGAAGTGAAACTTATTTCAACTGGAAAACCTATACGATTTCGGCCATTTTTAGTAAAAGAACAAAAACTTTTTCTAATGGCCGCAGAATCAGAAGACCCAAAAGAAACTGTTAATGTTATCAGACAAGTTTTAAAAAATTGTATTTTGGATGAAATTGACATTGACGGACTGCCAACATTTGACCTTGAATACATTTTCATGCATATGAGAGCAAGGTCAGTTGAAGAGGTTGTTGACTTACAATACAAATGTAATAACACCGTAAAGAATGATAAAGATGAAGATGTTCGTTGTAACGGAACTGTGGGTTTTAAATTTAACTTGTTGGAAATTGAACCGACAAAATATGCAGAACATACAAATCAAATTAAACTAACAGAGAATTTAGGTGTCTGTTTAAGATATCCAACATTTGAAATGGTTAAAAAATATGAAGACATGGATGAGAATGAAGTCTTATCTCATGTTCTTGTTGATTGTATTGATTACATATTTGATAAAGAACAAATTTATTATGCAAAAGATTCAACGAAAGAAGAATTAGAAGATTTTATTGATTCCATGCAACAAAAAGATTTAGAAAAATTTAAAGATTTTTTTGAGAAAATGCCTGAGATTAAAAAAGACGTTAAATTTAAATGTCCAAAATGTAATTATGAAGAAGAAATTACAATTAAGGGCATGCAAAATTTTTTCGCCTAATATTTCGTTATGATACATTAGGTAACTATTATCAGACAAACTTTGCTTTGATGCAACATCACAAATATAGTTTGACTGAGCTTGAAAACATGTTACCTTGGGAGAGAAGCATTTATGTTGGACTTTTAATTAAATACCTTGAAGAAGAAAAAGAACGAATCGCATTACAAAAACAAAGTAGAAGATAATGGCAAAACAACAACCAATTCTTGACCTACTTGCTAAAGAGCTAGGGTATAAAGACGGAACCGATTTAAAAAAGAGACTGAAAGAAAGTCATGGAGATGATTTTTCTGGGAGTTTGATGAGTAGATTGGAAGACGGCCAAGGTATTGGTGAATCTTTAAAAGGTGGTTTTTCTGATGCAAAAGAAGGAATAAAAAAAGCATTTAGTGCAAAGAGTATAAAGCAAAAATTAGTTCAAGGTGCTTTTGGTGGTGACAATGTTCTTTCTGCATTTGTTCGTGGAAAATTAAAAGGTAAAAAATTAGAAGCTAATGCATTGTCTCCAACACCTGTAGGTGGAGGAGAAGGCGCAAATGGTGTAGGAGCAGAAAGTGCTTTATTAGAAAGTATTGCAAAGAGTTCTATGGTTCTGCCAGATATGGCAAGAGACATGAATACTATGCAATTGAATATCAAAGAATTAGTTAAAGTTAAGGGTGGCAAACCAGCAACTGGTGTGTCTTCTTTTTTCCGCAAACAAAGAGAAGAAGAAGAAAAACTAGAAAATGACAGAAAAAAATTAGGAACAAAAAAACAAGAACCAGGTGTTCCAAAACCAGCAGATGAAGGTGGTGGATTTTTAAGTGGAATTTTCGATATGTTGAAGAATGGCTTATTCTCAGCTGCAAAATTCATTTTCAATCCTAAAAACTTAATGAAAGTCATTGGTAAACTTGCATTACCATTATTGATAATCAGCACACTATTCTCAGGTATCACAGATGGTTTTAAAAAGTATCAAGAAACTGGTAGTTTAAGTGATGCAATAGTTGCAGGTTTAGGAGGAATGTTAAAGTTTTTAACATTTGGTATATTCGATGAAAATACAATAAAAGATATATTTGCAACATTAAATGGTGTATTTAAACCAGTCATTGATACTATATCAGGTATATTTGATAGTATCAAAGGTTTTTTTAAAAATATATTTGGTAGTGCAATTGATGTAAAAGAAATTCCATCAACAACTCCAGACGGTGTTACTCCAAAAATGGATGTTCCAGCTGCAGCAGATAGTATTAAGAAAGATGTTATTGCTGCTTCAGAAGGCAAAGGACCACCATCTTCAACTTCACCTACTGTTGCAGAAAAAACAGAAACATCTAAATCTCCAACTCCAGCAGGTGAAGAATTAGGTAAAAATGCAGAAACAAGTCAATCTGGTGCTCAAGATTATTTAACCAAAATAATTGGCATCAAACAAAATGCGGACGGTACATATACAGATACTAATACACAAAAAACTTTATCTGAGATTGAAGTAAAAAATAGAATATCTTCAACAGGACAAAATCCAGATAAAGTATTAGAGACACTCAAAGGTGGACAACCAAAAGGCACAATGGACGCCTCAGGACCTGCACCATCATCTGGTGTTGGTGGCGCAAGTGCATCTGGTGGCGGTGGAGGTGGCGGTGGAGGTGGCGGTGGCGGATCTGGTGGTGGAGGTGGTGAATCTGGAGGTGCAGCTCCTGCGAGTGCAGTTTCTCCTTCTCCATCGGCAGAAGAACCAAAAAGTGGAGAAGCATTATCATCCGCCTCTTCTCAAGTTGCAGAAGCACAACGTATGGAGTCTGCTGCTGACCAAGGTTCAGTTATTAATTCACCTACAAATAATAATTCAAC